GGCGAGGTCATTCGCTTCATGGCCATCGATCGACAGCAAGATCACTGGTGGGTCGAGATCGGCGCCTTTAGTTCGTTGACCGGTCCAACCTACAAACAGCTTTACTTCGGGCGCATCGAGACGCGGGACCAACTGCGGCAAATGCAATATCGCTACAAGGTCCAGGATGGCTGCGTGGCGCAGGATCGAGGCTATCGGCCGGCCGACGTGGACCGAGACTGCGCGGACTTCGGATGGCGCGGGATGCGCGGGCACGCTCGCAAGACCTGGACGATGCGCGACGAGCACACCGATGCGCTGGTCAACTTCCCGTTCTCGGAGCCCCGGGTGAGCGACTACCGCGGCGGCGACGTGTATTACTACGACTGGAGCGGCGACTATTTCAAGGACCTCCTGGCGAACGCGCTCGAGGCCAAGGGCGATCTCAAATGGCTGATGCCCGCCGACGTCAACCCGCTCTACCTCGAGCACCTCAAGGGTGAGTCAAAGGTCGAGATCCGAACCGGCGTCTGGGAATGGCGTGAGGTAAAAAGCAACGCGCCGAACCACGGACTCGACACCTCGGCGATGATGCTCTGCATGGCGACGATCGCGAACGTGATCCGCTACGCGGCGCCGAAGGAATAGGGCAAAATCAATTCTATTTATGACCTCATCACAACGCAATGCGAAATGGTATTCAATTCCAGAAAATCGCGCTAGGCGAAATAAACGAATTAAGCAATTAAGATTAGAGAATCCGGAAAAATACAGAGCTAATGAAAAAAGGTATCGAAGGAAAAAAGGTATCCTCTCGGTTAAAGAGGTCTTTAATATTAAACAAAGAAAAATTTTACACAGCTCAGAGGTGCGCGAGAAGGCTTGGAAAACCGCGAGAGAAAAAAAGGAATTTCACGAAAATGCTATGTTTTGGAGTTTAATATCTCCATGCGGCCAAGTGTTCAAGTTCCGAAACCTTATCGCCTTTATTGAAACGAATAAGCACTTGTTTACGCCGCATCAACTAGAGTGTTTGAGGCCGACAAAGGGGAGGCCAGTGCCGCGTATGGTAAGATTGCTTGGCGCTTTGTCGCCGAGGAGAAAGCGTGCGTGCGAAACAATACACGGATGGAGATGGCACATCGACGGAAAAGATCACCAAACGCTTCTAGCTGTTCTGCCTGCGCCGAGCCAATAGAAGGGCCGGTTTGACGTTTCGAGCACAGGTATGCTCGACAACCCATTTCTCGGACTGGACACCGCGACGCTGACGGCGCTGAAAACCAAGACGCTCGATGCGATACAGGCGGTGTTGCTTAACCAGAGTTACTCGCTCAACGGGAAAAGCGTGAGCCGGGCGGACTTGAACGCGCTCAACAACATGCTCGGCAATTTGCAAGACGCATTGACCGACGCGGCCGGAACGTCAACGGATACGACCTTCATCAGCTTCAACGGCAACTAAAAACCATGAGCAACGACTTCTTCGACGCGTCAAAATTGGTCGCGCAAAAACCTTGGCTTGATCGCGCGCTCGAAAACATCGCGCCGACGTGGGCGCTCAAGCGTCTCGAGGCTCGCGTCCAGAAGTCGCTGTTCGAATACAACGCGGCGCGCACCAATCGACTGTATTCGCCGAAGCAGTACGCTCAGCCGGCCGAGAGCTCGCAGAATCAGCGGGACCGCGTCGTGCTCATGTATGAAGCTCGCGACCTCGTGGACAACGCACCCGAGATTCGTGAAGTGTCGCGAAAATTTGGACTCTACCTCACGCCGCACGAATACTCACCGACGACCGGCGACCGCGATTACAACCGCGTCATCGACGATTACTTTCATGCGTGGTGCAAAAACTGCGACGTAACCAACCGTCACAGCTTCAAGAAACTGGTGCAACTCGCAGCCGAGGAACGGCCGATTGACGGCGATTGTGGCTTCGTGATTCGGCGCAGTGGCGAAGGTCTCAAACTCCAACTCGTGCCGGCCACGCGCATCGGCAACCCGAACGACACCGCGGTCGCGTCTAACAATTATTATCAGGGTATCATCACGAACGACTTTGGCCAGCCGGTCGCATATCGGATCTACCGCGTAGATCGCAACGGCGTTTACTTCGGCGCTGAGGACATCCCAGCGAATCAGTTCGCGCATTACTTCGATCCAAATCGCAGCGACCAATATCGTGGCGTCTCAGATCTGGCTAGCGGAATCCAGACCGCTCGGATGCTGCACGAGATCTTACAGGCTGAAAAGGCCGGCGTGCGTTTCTCGTCGCAACAGGCGGCGTTGATCTTCAACGACCGCGGCACCGCGAACCCGCGCAATCTTTTCCAGCCGAATCCGACGATGACTCTGCCGAACGGGCAGCAGCAGAAAAACGAGCTCACCGAGGTCGGCATGATTCGCTACTTCCAGAACTCCGACCGCGTCGAGGTCATGCCGTCGCGTCCATCGCAGGCGTTTACCGGTTTCGTCCAGCATTTAATGCACGAGATAAGTCTTTCGGTTGGGATCCCCGAGGGAGTTTTATTTGGAACAAGTGACTTTCGCGGACCGAGCGTTCGGGCGGAGTTTGCAGCAGCCGATCGTGTCTTCACGAAGCAGCAAGGCGTGCTCACCGACAAGGTCCTGGATCCGATCAAGGACGCCGTGATCCTCGATGCTATCGCCCGCGGCGAGATTGCGCCGCCGACGCTGCTCGCCGGCGAGACCATGGTGCAGGCTTTGCGCCGGGCGACTAAGGGCGAGTGGCGCTTCCCGGCCAAGCTCTCGATCGACGTCGGCCGTGAATCCGCGGCGAACATGAACGAAAACCGCCAGGGTGCCAAATCACTCCAGGAGATCGCAGCCGAGGAAGGCACCGACGCGTTCTCCAGGCTCGAGCAGATCGCAATCGAGGCCGGCTTTGTGAAGGAACTCGCGGTCAAATACGGTGTGCCGGAGACGGCGATCCGACTCACCACGACCTCTCTGCCAAGCACGCCAGCGGCCGCAGCCGCAGCCGGCGACGCAGTCGGGGCGAGCGCAGCCGAGGCACAGGCCGCCAGCGTTGCAGCGGCGCCGGCCGCAATCGAGCCAGTCCAGCAGATCGAAAACGATGCGAACCTGGTCACGATCAACTTCGCGACCGACTCTTACATTCCGACGAACGCGATGGCGGAAAACGCTCGGCGCGCGCTCGAGATCCGCGAGAAAAAGCCGATGTCGCAGCGCGGCATGACGAGCGTCGGCATTGCCAGGGCACGGGATATCATGAACAAGCGGCCGATGTCCGAGGACACCGTGCGCCGCATGAAAGCATTTTTCGATCGGCATGAAGCCGACAAGCAGGGCGAGACCTGGGACGAACAAGGTAAGGGCTACCAGGCGTGGAACGGGTGGGGGGGAGACGCCGGCTACTCCTGGTCAACGGCCATCGTCGAGAGGCTGAATAAGCAGGCCGACACGAAGGAACTCAAAGCAGCATCGGCCGAAGTGCGTCAGACCTTTGCAGCGTTACAACCACCGGAGCCCGAAGAGTGGCTCGACGCCGTGCAGAATTTCCGCGCGAAACAGAACGGCCGTGTCGATGAGATCAAGCAAAGCATCGTTGGAGAAAAATCTATCATCGAGTTAAGCAAGACGGTTAAAGCTAAAAAGAAATAACATGATCCACACTCAGACTCAAATCGACAACCTCATCGAGCTGGCAATCATTCAGCGCGTCGAGCTCAAGAAGCTCGTCGAGTCGCTGCCAGAACTGCGCACGCATCTCTCGGTCGAGATCGAGCGCAACCTTAACGAGATCGAGCCACTGCTGCGCGAAGAGCTGCAAGCGTATTTACTGACCAGCTCTCAGGCCGAGCACGCAAAGCTCGGCAATGCGCTCAAGCAAAAGATCGCCGAGCTTGCCGTGAGCCTGGAAGACACGACCGCGGCGAAGTTCTCGGTGTTAATGGCTGAGCGAGCTGAAAACGACACGCTGTTGGCCAAGGCCGAAGCGCGCATCGCCGAAGCTGCATCTGCGCTGCCGGCCGCGGTCAAAGAAATTGTCACCGACGAACTCTCGCGCTTTCCTCGTGCAGGCGAGATCGACCAGCTGCGAAAAGAATTTGCTGAGCCGAAGGGCTTGAATCCCCGGGGCAAGTGGACGCCAGGCGAAACTTATCAGCGCCTCGACCTGGTGACATGGAACGGCGATTCATTTGTTTCGAATATCGACGGCAACCGTGAGCGGCCGAGCCGGAGCGCGGCAGACTGGACTCTAAATGCGGCACGCGGCAACAGTGGAGGCGGCGGCGGTGTCACTTCGATCACCGACCTCTTACCCATTCCAAGCAGCGGTCAGATCCTGGGCAGCGAAGGTCCGAACTACGTGCCGAAGACCCTGGTGGCCGGCAGTAACATCACCATCACCGAGACGCCGACTACGATCACGATCACGGGCGACGAGGGACAGATTGAACTGCAGGACGGAACCGAAGCGGCGCCGTCGCTATTTTTTGTCAACGACACCAACACTGGACTTTATCGCCCGACGGCGGACACGGTCGGGATCGTCGGCGGCGGTCACGACATCCTGCGCCTGACTGACGTGGCGAGCGCTACCGATTACCTCGAGATCAAGAATGGCATCGGTGTTGGCAGTCCGCTTCATGTACTCGCCGAGGGCGCGAGCGCCAACATCGGCGTGCATTTGCAGCCGAAGGGCAGCGGGCTTTTCACGATCAGCGACGGCACCGATTTCAACAAGGGCATCCGCTTCCGCAGCTCATCGAGTTCGGCGAGCGCGGTCACTTTGATCGACGCCGTCTCGACGGCCGGCCGCGTGGTTACTTTGCCAGACGCAACCGACACGCTGGTTGGACGTTCGACCACCGACACGCTGAGCAACAAGACCATGATTGCGCCGGCGCTCGGGACCCCGACTGCTTTGATCGGGACGAACATCACCGGCACCGCGGCAGGACTGACCGCGGGCAACGTAACCACGAACGCAAATCTGACCGGCGATGTGACGAGCGTGGGCAACGCGACGAGTATCGCCTCGGGCGTGATTGTAAACGCAGACGTAAACGCGAGCGCGGCCATCGCTTACTCGAAACTGAACCTCGCAACGAGCATCGTTGATGCGGACATCAGTGCAGCGGCAGCAATCGTGGACACGAAACTCGCGACGATCTCGACCGCTTCGAAGGTCTCGAACAGCGCAACCACTGCGACCTCGGCGAACACCGCCAGCGCAATCGTCGCACGCGACGCCAGCGGCAACTTTACCGCCGGCACGATCACGGCGAACCTGACCGGGAATGTCAGCGGATCCTCCGGTAGCACGACCGGCAACGCGGCCACGGCTACGGCGTTGCAGACGGCTCGCGCGATTAACGGCGTGAACTTCGACGGCACCGCGGCAATCACGGTTGCGGCTGCAGCCGGCACGCTTACTGGCACGACCCTGGCATCGAACGTAACCGCATCGAGTCTGACCAGCGTCGGGACTCTCGGCTCACTCACCGTCACCAATCCGATCACGGGCAGCGTGACGGGATCCAGCGGAAGCACGACCGGGAACGCAGCGACTGCGACGGCTCTCGCGACCGGGCGCACGATTGCGATCACGGGCGATATTGCTTACACCTCGCCGAGCTTCGACGGCACCGGGAACGTCACCGCGGCCGGCACGCTCGCGACCGTAGCGACGCCTGGAT